CGGTGGCAATCTACACCGTCAATTCTCTTGGCCGGCGGCCGTTTCAAGCTGGCCGTAATTGTTCATCACGAACATGTATTCGTCCTTTGACAATCCCGTTGCATCGATTGCCCGACGATCAAACATGTTGTATCGACCACCCATCTGGACCTTGCGATAGGCCTTGAAGTTAGCAATCTGATCAACCGTGAATAGAGTCTGTGCTTTCATCTAGGATAAGTATACCATCATCTCAGGATTTGTACATAAAAAAGTGTACGTACCTGAAGGCCGGCGGCCTCGATCACACGATCCTCGAGAAGTTGTTCACCTTCGAGAAAGTGATCTTGGCCGGGAATTTGCCATCGAGAAGGTCTTGCTTGTGGGAAATAACAAACACATGTGTGTCTGGGCCCAGCACGGACATGATCTTGAGAAGGTTGTCAACGCCGTCTGAGTCCATCGACGAATCAAATGTCTCATCGAGAATCAAAAGATTGGTCGCGATTGAATTTTTCATCTTGGCAATCTGGCGCCAGGTGAACAAGAGTGCCAGGTCAATCCTTTGTTTCTCTCCCTCCGAGAATGACCCATATGAGAAGTCATCGCAATGGCGTGAGCGAATCTGCTCTTCAAATGATTCATTCAGGGTGAATGACACAAAGAAGTCAAGCACATTCAGGTATTGATTGATGTACTTGTTCATCACGGGAAGGTATTGCTTAATGACCTTTGTCTTGATTCCCGTGTCCTTGAGAAGCTCTAAGAGGACTTCATTGTATGTTCGCGAGTCAAGCTGGCGGCACCTGAGCTCAGATAGCGACTCGGCCTCAGCCCTGAGCATTCCCAGCAACTCCGTGCCGGAAGATGAATCGGCAACGCCGGACCCAGAGTGCAATTTCTTGGACAAGACCGTCGCGCGCTTGTTCAAAGAATCAATGACTCCTCCCGCCGCATTGATTCTTGCATATGCCTTTCTCAAGGACTCCATGTTTTCATGTGCCCGTGCCAAGACCGGCATATGAGCCTCGACAGATTCTTCAAGCTTGGCCAGGCCGGATGCAATTTCCTCGAGGCCATGCGTATTAGAGGCGATTCGATCGGCCTGCAAGTCTCCCGAGATTTTCTGTTCACACACCGGGCACGAATCATTGCTCGCATAGAACTGTAACTCCTGGCTCATGCGGGCCTGATTCTTGGTGATCCCCGCCTTGAATCTTGAAAGTTTAGCCTCTCGCTCCTTGGCCAAACAGAGGGCATTCTCCGCGAGACCCAGGTTAGCACTGTATTCACCCTCAAGGGCAATTTTCTCCGCACACTTCTCGCCTATTTCCGCATGGAGTTCACGGATTTCTCTCTGAATCTCCGCGATGTTGTTCTGGTCTATCACCTTGAGCTCGTCAATGTGCTTGTTCTGGAGCGTGATTTTAGCCTTGATCAGGGTGAGGGATGACTCCGTTTCGGCCATTTGCTCACGAAGCTTTCCGGCTTTTTCTTTGAGAAGCACGTTCATCCTCGTGAACATGCCGATGTCAAGAAGATCCTCAACCACCTCGCGCCGAGTCCATCCTGGAAGCTGCATGAAAGGAACAAACGAGGACGAGCCTAGGACCACAATCTGATGAAATGTTTTGTGGTTAAGCTTGAGGATGTTTGCCTCAAGCACATTCTGATAGTCCCTCGAATGCGACTCCTGGTTGAGAAGAACGGAGTCGGCCCAAATCTCAAAGATATTCGGCCGCATCCCACGAATGACCTCGTACTTAACGGGGCCGATAGAGAATTCAACCTTGACCAAGGTGCCTTTTCCGTTGATCGAGTTAATGAGCCCGCCCTTAACAATTGCTCGATGCGGCTTTCCAAATAAGGCAAACGATAGCGCATCAAGAAGCGTGGACTTACCTGAGCCGTTTGCGCCAACAATAAGCGTGGAAGGCTCAGAGCAAAGCGAAATGCGTGTCGGGACATCACCCGTCGATAGAAAATTCTGCCACTGGATCGATCTAAAAATAATCATACAATGTCTCCTGATTGCGCCTCCGCATACAACTCTTGAATAAGCGTCTTTAGGCGCTCTCTGTCAAGATCCGTCTCAATTGCTTCGATGTATGTTGAGAGCAGTTTACCCGTATCCTCCGTCGAGACAAGCTCATCACTTATCGAGGCGCCCGCAAACTCCTCAAAGCTTTCGGCAATTTTAAGATCGAATGGACCAGCGGCCTGAAGAAGCGTGACATACTTGTCAAAGATGAACGGGTCCGTTTTTTTGGCAACAACAACCTTGACACAGGAATTGGCCGCGCGGGTGAAGTCCGTCGCCCCGATCACATCTCCTGGAGAGGGATAGATTGAGTCATTGTACACGAATCGATTAAACATGGTGAGTGGATTCCGGACATGTGTCAGTTCTCGTGATCTCAGGTCAAGCACATGAAAGAACTTAGGATCATCCGCATCAGACCAAGTTTGCTCGTATTGTGTCCCCAGGTAATGAATATTCCCGCGTGTTGACTTGGTGTGATAGTGACCTGATAGCACCATCTCAAAGCGCTTGAACATGTCCGCGTCCATCCCGTGTGCGGCGACGGGCATTCCTTTCATCATCTCAAATCCCTTGAGCTCAAGGTGTGCCATCAGGATCGACGCAGGGCACTTCTCGATAAATTCGATCGACTCCCCGTGGTTGTCTCCTGTTACCCATGGGAGAAAGCCAATAGGAACCCCGCCAATGGATCGAACCTGCGGGCGCGTGCAAACGGACACGGCATCCGTGTAGCCACCAAGCACCTCTTGAAGGCCGCAAAGAGAGTTGGTGTTTCGAAAGTACACATCATGATTTCCCGGAATAATTGTCATCTCCATTCCCGCCGCGATCATGGGCTCAAAAAACATGGCCCTGACACGGGCCAGGATCTTGAAGTTCACATACTTTCGATGGTCATAGAAATCGCCAAGATGTATGATATGCCGAATATCATGGGCCACACAATGCGGAAAGAATATATCCCGAAAGAATCTCTCCGTGTAATCGATAAAGACATCGGCAGAATTCTTAAGGCCAAAGTGGGAGTCATTCAGGATGGCGACCTTCATGGGCGATTGAAAAACATGTCAAGGGAGGATTTCACCACCTTCTGGCTCAGGCGAGCAATCTTACGAGCGGGCTTTTTTGCCTTGGTCACTCGCTCAGGGTCTTGATGTGAGTCAACCTTGGACCGGACTCGAGCGACCAGTGATTCACCGCCCGTGTATTGAGAAGATCCATCATCACCAAAGTTGGCAAAGGAGGAGATGTCCGCATGCGACATGTACAGAACCTTGATGTCCTGTTGCTTTTTCTCGATCGCGATGCGTCGAAGAAATGCGAAATATGCGATCTGCGTGAAATAAGCAAAGGCATTTGGAAGTCCTGAGCGAGTAACCGCATCGGCCTTGAACCCACCAAGCGCCTTGAGGCAATTCTCAACCGCATCCATGACCATTTCTTCACGATACGTGTACCGAATAAAGTTAGGCTTTCGTGAGAGGCCTTCACAAATTTTAAGAAAGCATGTGCCAATATACTCTGATGCCGTGGGTTCGAGACCTGTTCCAGCACGAGCAAGCTTCAAGGTGCGCGCATGATCGATAACGGCCAAACTGAATTCCTTGTTGTTGACATAGTGTTCCCTCTGTGAGGGTTTAAGTTTCGGGGCCATCTCGTTCATTAGATAGAAATTATACCATGGGCTGGCAAAAAGTACACCTTTATTCTCACATCTTCCACTCTCGCGAGAATAAGGTAAAATAAAGGTGTACAGATTTGAGGTCTACGGTATAATAATCAGTATACCTCCAAGGCAATAAGCGACCTCAGATTAGCAAGGCAAGTAGATGCCAATTGATAAATCACCGGATACAAACCCAATAATACTCCGAAGAGGAGACAAGACCTTAGTTAAGGTCAAAGCGCTTGTTGTGTTTCAACTTAGCGGCCAGATCAATGGGCTTATTGGACCCACTCACCTTCTTCTTTGGCTTAGGCGACTCCGTCTCATCCATCAACTTGCTTAACTCTTCGGCGCCCATCGCGCCTTTGAGTGTGTTGATCAGAAAAAACTGGCAATAAGAGGTTTTCTCAGCCAGGGTTGCCGTCGAGCGCACCAACACGTTAAACATGGACATGTGAAGATGATCCGTCTCTCCGATTGTCCATGGGATCAGGATAGGTGAGACACCTCCTGTCTCGGACATGGCTCGAACAACCTGAAGTGGGCGGGCAATCACCAGCTCATCGTCGGCCAGCCCTTCGGTCTCATCACACTCAATCTCTTCGGCCAGGACCAGAGACCCATCAATCATTCGATAGGCATAGATGTGGAGGCCCTGAGTGTATTCTTCGAGTTCTGGTGTCATGAGAGTGGGACTTCGTGGATTTTGTAATCTAGACTTTCGCGTGCATAGATATTTATCCGTTCCACGGCATGGGCAAGTGTGTAGTTCTTTCGCTTACGCCAGGACAGGTCATCGGCCAGGTCAAAAACCGTGGTTCCCCGACCATCATCGGATTTTCGAAGACCTCGCCCGATTGATTGAAGAAGTCTAATTTGACTCTTGGTTGGAGATGCCATCACGATATTGTGCAAGTTTCGAATGTTGATGCCCGTCGAGAACGTGCCCATTGACGCGACCACGATCGCGCCCGTCTCCGTTTCCATGATGGTGCGAATCCGCTCACGCTCATCCGTCTCCACACACCCCGAGACAAAGTACAGGTTTCTCCCACTTCCCGCGAGCTTCTCCTTGATCAAGTCGTGGAGTGGTTTCCCATGCTTCTCGACATAGTTAAAAAGCACCAGTGTGTTTCCAGGCTGATCAATTGCCAGATTAACAATGAAATTATTTCTCGGCCGATAAGAGACAATGAAATCCAACTCCGCCGCATATTCCATCTTGCCCAAGCCTTTTCTGACCGCGTCAGGATACTTAAGGGCCAACACGTTGATTTTCAATTGCGCAAGTGTATCGGCCGCGATGAGCTCTCGTGTGGTGGTCACCTGATACACGGGGCCAAAGCATCCCTCAAGCACAAGGCGATTAACCTGAGTCCCATCGAGTGTTCCCGTGGTTCCGATTCGCATGTGTGCCTTGGTTAGATACCCCATGATTTTAACCAGCGAGGCGGCCTTGAACTGGTGCGCCTCGTCGCCGATGACGCATCCGAACTCCTGGAACCACTTTGGGCCCATCTTGATTGCCGATTGCCAGGTCGTGATCACCACTCTCGCCGAGGCCATTTCTTTCTCTTTTCCAGAATAGATCCTATGCACCAGGCTCTCGACCTCGAAAGAACTATCACCCGAGGAGTAATCGCAAAAGTCTTTGAACAGCTGCTCGACGAGCGATGTTGTCGGGACAATGACAATTGCCCGAAGGCCATCAAATTGAAGTCTCTCCAGAAGTGCCCATCTCAGGAGCAGGTAAATGATGAGCGACTTGCCGGAACCTGTTGGAGACACAAGCACGGCCCTTCGATTCGAGACGCCATGGGCAAATGCGGCCACCTGATAGTCTCGAGCCTGAATCTGAGCGCCTCCCGAAGAGAGCTCAAGCGAGTCCAGAAACTCTGAGACCTGAGCCGGCTTGACGGGTGGCACCTCGAGCGACGTCTCAAACTCATACTCACGAAGCTTGCAGAATTCCGATAGGTGATACAATAGGCCGCGCGGGAGCGTGTTGTCCCTTGAATTAAAAAGGCGAATCTTTCCATCCCACAGTTTGTTCCTGTACGAGGGCACAAACTTATACCCGTTGGCAAAAAAGGTGAAGAATTCAGAGACTTCACGAAGTGCACCGGACTCTTCGCACTCGACAAAAATCTCCGTCTCATCCTTTCCACGGGCACGAATGATCGTTTTCATTATCCTCCAGATGTGAATTTCCGGAAATCCAACACATTCTTAACCACGGAATGGCGCCATCGGAGTGTTCCCATGATCTCTTCAAGGGCCTCATTGATGGTTTTCTGATACTCTGCCTTTCCTGACAGCCTCTGAATGTCCGCATCCGCCGCATAGAACATGTCCATGTCAGATCGAAGCGGCCGCGTCATTCCTCCGAACGGATCATAGGGCCATCCCTTCGCATCCATCGCGTCCTTGGTCATTTTCCCATTGTAATACAGGAATTTGTCTCTTCGGAGTCCCGCAAGCTCCATCTCAAGCCTTTTCAAGAACAGACGTGATTCCGTTAGGAATGAGAGATACTTGGCGTGAATCTTGGCAAACCTGATCGAAGATTCATCCAGGGCGACTTCATCTATCTGACAATCTTTTTCCCACATTGTCAGGATCGTATCAATAGGTATCATGACTCCAATTTATTACACGGCCAAAAACTCAAAGAAGCTGTATTGAAGTGTGACCGTGGCGGAAATAAAAGACACCTCCGTGGCCTGCGTGGAGAATTCAAAGCCTGAAAGCGAAACGGGAAACGCATCCATAAAGCGAATGCGGTTGTTGGGATTGTTTTTACCCGTCAAGATTGACAAAGTTAGATCATGGCAGAGTGGATCTCCAGGCCGAGTTGCATTTGCCGTGATCCATCCAAGCATCTCTCGATAATTAACCATGTCTTCGTCCACCATGAATGTAACGGTGAGAGGCTCATACTGAATATGATCGCCAGGCGTCCAGGCAGACTGATTCCGGTAATTGGTCTGAACAGGCGAGAGAGAAACGGCCGGAAGTGCGACCAGTGTGGAAAAATATGCCGTGTTAACATATTTGGCATTATCAATCGTGAGCATCCACCCCGTGGGCGATAGGAAATTTCGATTAGGCGTGATACTGTTCATATGTGAAGTTATTTATGCACAAAAAAAGGGAGCCCCTTTTGAGGGCTCCCCGTGTGAGACTATCAGATCTTACTGACCAGCCGTCGCGGCCTGCACACCACGGAGTGACAGGTTCTTCACGTTGAAGAAGCGGTAGTAGAAGTTCGAGTTGTTGATACCGGCCTGTTGGACGGAACCAGCTTGTGAGACGAACGGATTGGCAACCAGGCCGTACCGGGTCTTGAAGGCGATCTTAGGCTGGAATGTGGCAGGATCCACGGCGCGAACCATCGTGAGAGGCACATAAGGCGCATAGAAGATACCCGCATCATACGGGTTAGTTCCACGGTACCCAACGGTCACGTAGTCCGTGGTCGCATACGGGTCAACGTACACCTTGATCCGGCCATTGAGCACACCCGCAAAGGTGTTGCCCGTATCATCAACCTCAAGGGAGCTTGTGAGCGCCGGAGAGTACTCCAACACGCCGGTCGCGGCCAGGGCCGAGGCAACGTTCGAAGAGCAGATAACGATGTTACCCTTTCCACGACGTGTATCCTTGGCGATCTGATTAGCCTCGAGCTCAATAGCAACCAGCAAGCTCTTGTACCGCTCCAAGGCCCAACGGCCATCGGCATCTTTCGACACGTTGTAGGTACCGGAGACGTCATAGCCAAACTGAGCACCGAGAACGGCCTTGGTGTTGATCGTGTCGATAACTTCACGATTGATTTCGAACAGGATCTCGGATGAGAGGATGTTCGCCAGCTCTGACTCGGCATCAAGACCATGAACGGCCTTCAAATCCTGGGCCAATTCCATGGTGTAGTCAGCCTTGAGCGCGCGGGTAACGGCCGTGACCGTGGATTTCTCGATCGAGAAGCCCATGTTCTTGAAGCCAACGTCACCTGAGCCAGTATCGGCAAAGTTGCCTGACAAGGCTTCACCGTCCGCGGTGGCCAGGCGATTAGCAAACGCCGATGAGACAACGGCCGTATTAGCGAATGAAAGCACCGATCCAGAGGCGATTGTTTGTACGGTGTTATTAACCGTAACGGCGTTCGTAGTGACGGCGGTCACGATGGTGCCAGGAGAGATCAGGTCATTGATCGCACCGGTGGCGCCAGTAACGGAAGCACCAACCAATACGCGGCCTGTCGCAAGAATGCCATTGATGGTGATTGTTGTTCCACTGGAAGTGGCCGAGATCGCCGAGGAGTAATACGGTGTGAAGGTCGATGCGGTATTGGGCAAGGTTGAGCCAACCTTACCGCCATATGAAGCATCCGCGCCGGAGACCACGCCTGAAGCCGAAAGACCTGACTGGTACTTAGGCTTGATGGCGAAGATAAGGCCCGTAGGAGCCGACATGGGCTGGACGCCAGCAATGTCATAGGCAATGAGGTTAGGCATCGCGCGACGAACCAGTGAGATCAGGATAGGATCGAAGTTCTGCATCTGACCAACGCCGGTGGTTTCGTTCAGGGACTGCGCGCGCTCTTCCTTCATGGCCTTCTCCTGGTTCTCAAGGAGAATGGCCGTAACGGATTTGCGGTATGAATCACGGATCTTGGGGGCTTCAGCGTGTTCGAGGATAGGAGCCCATTTCTTAAGGGCTGATTCTGAGTTAAACATATTTTTCTGTGAGTTGTACGGACGTGTGTGTTATTGTTACGGTAACGGGTGGTTCTCTCTTACTTGTTTGGATTATTCTTCTCAACGCGAGAGATCGCAGAGAGATAATTTTTCATGTCGGATGTGAGGGAGGCTTCGGGCGCATCGGCGCCTTCAATGATCACCTCCGTGGTTTTCCTGCCTGAGACAACCGGCTTAGAGGGCAAGACTTTCTCTGAATTGTTTCCGCGGAAATATGTCTCCTTGATCGTGGCTACCTTTTTCTGAAAGGCTTCAGACGAATCAAACGACACATTTTTGGCCAGCTCCGTGAGCTTAGAGGCCTGTGTGGATGCCAAACCTTTTGAGGCTTCAGCAAGAATGGACTGGCGAACCAGCTTCTCAGTTGATCCTGACAATTTCGCATGCTCCTTTCGTGATTCCGCAAGCGCTTCGGTCAGAGATGCAACTTTACCATTGAGCTCCTTAACCACATTCCTCTTGCCGGCCGGAACTTCAATGTAATGCTCTTCGAAGGTTGACTTGAGCGACCTGATGAAGCTCTCGGCGATCTCCGTGCGAAGACCTGTCTCGATCGAGACCTTGTTGGCCTTCATCCATGTCTCCACGACATAGGTGAGATATGAATCGGTCTTTTCCACAAGGTCGGCCTTGATCTGACGTGTCTGGGCCGAAAGCTTACGAGTGAACCGTTCACACAAGGCTTTCTTCTTGGCCTGTACCAGACTCTTAACGGCCGTTTCGAAGATTGTCTTGGCGTTGGTCTTGAATGCTTCAGAGAGACTCTTATCAGAGGCGACTAGGGCCTGGACATGTTCCGCATATGACTCATTGTCCTTTTCGTCTTCTTTATCCATGTCCATACTCATGTCCATGTCCATGTCTTCGTCCTTTTTGTCCATCTCATCCGTGCCCTTGTCTTCAATGTCATCAGAAGCAATCTCTTCGTTTGTGGTTTCAGACTCACCTTCAGCGCCCTTGTCTTCAATGTCATCAGAAGCAATCTCTTCGTTTGTGGCTTCAGACTCACCTTCTCCGGCTTCTTCGGCCGCGTCCGCCGCCACCATGGCCTTGATCGCATCCTGAAGCTCTTCTTTGGACATGTTAACCAGGTTCTTCATGACCTTGTCGATGAGCTTCTGCTTATCGGCAAACTCTTCGCCATGGCCGCCCTCTTCTTCGCCAGCTTCTTCAGTCTTTTCTTTATTGTCTTGATCTTCGCCCTTGTCTTCTTCGCCCTTGTCTTCGATGTCGTCAGAAGCAATCTCTTCGTTCTTAACTTCATCTTTTTCGCCTTCTTTTTCTGAGCCCATGTCGCCTTCAAGCTTAGGTTCGGAGTCGGAGTTATCCGTGTCCTGTTCAAGCTCTTGATTTTTACGAAGCTCATCGGCCGTAACGTCCTCGATCAGGTCGATCATGCGCTTACTTGTTGTCTTGACTTTGGTCATAGTATTCTGAGTCTTTATACCGATGTTAGAGTTTGGAGAGGAAATCCGTAACATCGTCGTTTGCCGAAGATGCCTCATACACGGGTATCAGTCTCGCTGTTTCAAGGGAGGATGAGCTATCATCTTCCGATCCCATAATGTAAACCATCACTGCCTGTTCAATCTTACCACCCATTATCAAATTAAATCTTCTTGGAAATCTCTTCAAGGAGCCGGCTGAATTCCTTGGTCTGGGCCATCCCGTATTCCTTGGAATTCATCTTGCCCTTGGCCGACTTGAGACGCTCGGCCATCTTATCAACCTTGTTGGCGATGAAGTGTGAGCCGTCAAATGTCCAATCCACGGATTCCATGATGCCTTCGACAAAGGCCGAGGGCGCGGAAGGATCTTGAACAATGTCAACCGTGGCCAGCATGAAATCATCCTTGACATATGTGACGCCGCCCCGATTTTCCACGGAGCCCATCCCTCGGGATGAGACGCCAAGCTTAACTCCGCCTTCAACCAGTCCTTTAACGATCAGGCCCATCGGCGTGTTGAGGATCAGCGCCTTTCCAACAACATCATTTCCATCCCAGCGAAGAGACGTGATACGATGTGAGACCTTATCAAGGTTGATCGTGGGCCCTTCAGGATGATTAAGCTCGCCCACCGCGCGGCCCGTCATGACCTGCTCCGCGACATACTTATTAACGGCCTCGGCCAGGATCGCGCGAGGATAGATTCGCTTGTTCCGGTTCTCCTGTTCCGCCTGCATGAAAACGCCCTCAATAAACACTTTCTTTTCGCCGGTGCCCGTGCCTTCCGTGATGTACTCGAGGCCTGAATCCTTAAACTCGGTGATTAAGAGCATATTGTGCCGTGTGTTATCCGTTACTTCTTGGCGGACTTTTCGGACTCTGATGAGGCTTTGTTGTAGATCTCAGATGTCATGGTGATGCGTGCCACGGCACGCGCCATTTCCATCTTAGCATCCATGGCCGCATTGAATGCGACTCCCGCCCTCTTATCTGATCCATTGGCCAGGGCGTCGATGAAATCTCGAGTATGATTCATTGGCTTTATTTATACGATTACGTGTCCTGACCGATGCTCATTCGCTTGAGAAACCCACTTTCTGTTGTGATAGAGGGGTCAAACAGGCCCGTCACGCCTGACTTAGGATCCGTCACGCGAATGTATTCGCGCCCGCCATCCGAGATCTTGCTCTCTGAATCAAGGCCGTATTTCGAGATAAGCTCCTTGATCTTGCCTATGCCTATCCCATCAAGTGTGAAGTCCGAATATTCTTCTCCCTCTCCATCACTATCACCATCGGCCTGATCAGGCTTTGTCTCTTGAGAGGCATCTTCTTGACCA